TAATCGAGTTTCTCGTGAGCCGCTTAGACGGTACTTTGTAGGATAACTCCGTCTTTGGTCTTTCCATACCGTCTTGTACGGGCTTGAAAAAGAACGGGTAGTTAAGTGATATGGGTACAACCTTGTCTGTAAACATTTTCTTAGCATCAGCTCCTGATTTAGAGAGTATCCCAAACCTAGCATCTCTTGATATTGTAGCGAGGTTAACAGTGTCTGCGGATGCCATGAATGAGAATCCAGAACGCCTGTTCTTAAGATAGCACATTCCGTAACTACGGTTGTCTGCCTTGCAAGCCTCCCAGAATATATAGAATAATCTGTTTGACTCCCTAAAGTCTGCTGACCCCACATCAATTTTAGTCCACTGCAAGTACATGTACTGAGTACCAGTAATATAAGTAGGAATACCTTTGTTATAGTACCAATAACCTTCTTCACGTTTAATAAACTCTTGGTTGATGTATTCATACCATTTATCTTTAAAGCTTTGTGGATATTGATTCCAATCAAAGACCGTTTGTATTTTACTTAATTCTTCAGGCAATTTAATTACTTGCCAGAACTGCTCTTCTATTTTATCTGATCTTTTATATACTTTATCAGCTAAAGGTAAAGCTATTTTTAAGTTTTGTATTTCATATATTTCACCTATTTTACCAGTTTTACTGATAACAATAACGTCATGCTCTTTATTGTATCCGTAATCCCATTTGTTATAACGATTGTTTTTCTTTATAACTTGAGGTTTTATATGATCTTTAACAATTTTAAATAAACTTTGTATATATATCATTTGGATCTACCTTCAGCAAACCCTTTAAAAGCCTCTACTTTAGTCTCGGCAGGTTTGTCGTTTAAAATATTTTCTTCTGCTTCTATTCTTGATAGAATTTCAAAAGCATCAAAGATTGCTAATTTTTTTGTAGCGGCAGCGTTTTTAAGTCTGTCAGCCGAGATATCATCTTCTGAGTCTACGATCTTTTCTTTTGCTACCTTAATTAGTTCTTCAACTGCTACTTGCCCAGCTAGGATTATATTCTTTTTGGTTTCCTTTATGTTCATATTTAATTAGAATATCATTTGATTGCATGCAGTATAATAACTCTTTATCTACTAAGAATTCAAACTCTCTGTTCTTCTTGAAACCTACAAAGTCTTCTGGGTGCATATCAAGAGCTTCTAATGAGCTATTGCTATACTTTATTATCCCAACGTTCTTTTTTAGTTTCTCTAAGCTAGAGTCATCTTCTTTTAATATAGGTTTTATAAAACAATAGTTACCGTTTGGTTTCCAGGTTTTGTTTCTTTTGTACATGTAGACTTGATCTGGGCCAGCGAAATATAAGTCTTCTTTAAAGTAAGTACTGCTGTTTACAGATTTACCTTTCATGTTGTAATACCTTCTAAATATGTTATGGTGTACTATAACTATATCTCCAGGTTCTAATTCACTCTTGTAGGCTAATGGAGTTGATACGACTACAGCTAATCTGTTTACGAATTTATGATCTGAAATACTAGAGTTAACTATTAGTTTCTTACCATCTATATCAATCTCATTACTATATCTACCTCCTAAAGGTTTGATAATGTATTGATATATGCTTTTCATTCGTATCCTAAATCATATTCAACAGAGATAGCCATATTAGAATTAAATTTCTTCCAAGGTAAAACTTCATCTTCTTTTTTTATAAATATATTATAAGAAGATTCTGCCTCGTCAAATAGTATGTCTGAAATAGTATGACCACCATACACTTGCTGTCCTGTAGCGTAGTGCATGGCATCATTTTTATAATCAGCTCCTATACTAATTTTTCTTATTATAGAAGCCATTATTACTTTTCTTCTTCTTTTTCGATATCTTCATAAGACCCGTCTTCAATATTGATATTGATAGCGCCATATTCTTTCTCTAATTCAGTCTTGTATTTTTCTACCTCATCAACTATACTAGCGTATTCGTGCAAGAGTTGATGTTTTTGAGTTTCTAAAAATCCAATATTGGTCAATGACTTATTTAGGTCTTTTTGGTGTTGTTGGATTTTTAGTAATTGTTCGTCAGTAATTTTGTTAACTTCTTGGCTCATTTCTTTTGTTTTGGTTTGTACTTTTTCCATTTGATTTGATTTAATTTAGTTTAGTTTAGTTTAATATAATGCTATTATTTGTGTAGCAGTTGTAGCGGTATCAGTTGTGTATATTTTTCTAACTGAAAATGGTAATACAGTCCCAGGAACTGCTGTAATTGTTATCGTTTGATTTAGTGGAGCACTTACTAATTCCACTTTAATACCTGTTCCAGCTCCAACATATACAGAGCAAGAACCACCTTCTGCTTCATATATGCCATCTGTTCCTGCAGCAGCTCCACTAAACGGAGCTTGAAGGTCTGCAGCTGTCAATGTAACTGTAGATAATCCTGTTATAGCTGGAGCTTGAACTCCAAAAGCAGTTGTCATCGTGGCGGCATCAAATAATATAGTTTGACCTGCTGCAGCCATGTTAGGACCAGATCCTGGATTAAATGGAGCAGCCGCTACCGCAGCGCCTTGAATTGACCCATTTGGTCGTGATTGTATCACTTGTATTCTATCAACAGCACCAGCGCCATTTGTTCTTATAGCGTATTGAGCTCCTGTAGCATTGTTTTGTTCGCCTGTACCAGGACCTCTTGTACTAGCAAAAGCAGAACCTAAAAAAGTTCCTCCAGATGCTGTAACTATTCGCTCTGTACTGGCTGGTAAATTAGCAAAATTATTAGCTTGTGCAGCTAATAAAGCTCCTTGAGAACGTAAAGTTCCTACTAATAACACGTCTACAGCGTGCGTTGCGTTTGTTGTAATATTTTTTGGAAACATATCTTTTTTATTTTACTTTATCTTTTATTTTTTCATAAGTTCTAAGTCCACCTAATCCAAGCATACCGAGTAGTACCGTCATTAAGTGTTCCATTTGTAGTGGCGGTGGAACATCAGTTGCATTAGTTATCCATATAAATAAATCTCTAATAACAAAGTTGTAAGCTAATGCAAAGCCGCATATCCAACCTATAAACGGTCGCCATCCGGCAACGAATAAAGTTCGATGTGAAGCTTCAGCTAGGTTTATTTTGGTTTGAAGTTCTATTAATTTTTCAGGATCTAATTCTTTCCCTTTAATTGCTTCTCTTATTTCCCAAGCTAAACCACCAGCTACAGACTTCCTACCTTCACCTCCTTTTAAAAGACCTAGTAGTACCTTCCACATCTATTTACCGTATTTACCTATATCTTTTATAGTTTTAACTAAAACAGATTTTTTCTTAAGAACTGGATCTTTAGTATCACGTAATCTTTTTCTTTCTGCAGCTATTTTAGCACTATCAATTTTATATTTTGCTAATTCTTTAGGTGATCGAAGTGAATCTGGCGCCTTGGGATCTGTTTTTTTAGTAAAAGCTTTAGAGTCTAACTGATCTCCTGGTCCGGGATGTGTTTTTTTACCAGTCGCAGGATCTACTTTTCCATGTGCGTGTAAAGCGCTAGCTTTGTTATCTATAGGCATTGTGCTAAGTAAATTCCTAGCATGTTTTTTCATCCAACTCATAATATTGTTTTTTTGTTATGCATTTTTGTAAGCTTCTTTTTCCCAAGGCAAATTTTTTGCCCCTTCTTTCATTGAAGCTCTAGAGTATTTTTTTCCTTTCCAAGTAACCGTATTGTTATCATAGGATAAGTCACCTCTGTCCATTTGGTCTAAGTGTACTTTTTCATGATCTATAACTTCTTTAATCTGGTTGGGATCCGTAAGCTCTTTATTTATAACTATAGTACCATTGTCATTAGCTTTACCTAAAACGCCTTCTTCCATATCTATTTTATATATAGGAGTATTGTCGTTGTCATAAGGTGCGCCTTTCATTATAAATGCCATAGTTATTGTTTATACGGTAATATTTTATTCAATGCTTCTTTTCTTTGTTGACAACCACAGGGAATATTTAATCCCTGTGATACTGTGTCAACTAAAGTTTTAATTCCGGTTGCTTCTGTAAATTTCTCTACGGTGTCGCCAAAACCTTTTGATTTGTTCATTAAGCTGTGAACGTTGCATTAGAAGCATACATTTGTAAATTACCAACTAACGGCGCTTGCCCTGGAGTTGGTACTCCAGTTGTTTGGTCTTTTCCAAGAGTCACTGTAGCTTTAATACCACCTGGATTAGCGGTCATAGCTCTATTAACTGATTGAATAACAGACGTTCCAGCTGTTATAACTGGAATATTTGCAGCTGCTCCCGTTGGTACTGTTTTAATTAAAAACGTAACAGTTGACGTTGCTGTTGCTGATAAACCTAAAGTAAGTAATCCGGTTCCAGTGTTGTAATTTACGTGTCTAATTAGATCTACGTTTACTAGAACTGGTCCTTCTGTAGTAGGTGCTGCGCTGTTTACGATGTTAAATGATAAAAATTTTGCCATTGTGTTTGTTGTTTGTTGTTGTTTATGTAGTTATTTTTAGGTTTATCACAGTCCTATCTGTTTTAGTCATTTATTTTCTTAGTTTACCTTTAAGAACTTTACCCATGTTTTTAGCTGGTACTTCTTTTTTTCCGTACATTTTAGCAGGTGAAGAATAATCTTTTTTAGATTTACTGTCGTCTCCTTTTTTTCCACCATACATTTTAACAGGAGCGTGAGTAATACCTTTAGATCTAGTAAATTCATCATGCATCATAGCAGCAGATCTACCGCCTGTCATGTCTTTATCTAACGGCATGTCAGTTAATTCATCACTCATGTAAGCCATAGGACCTTTTTCCTTGCCTTCCATATGATTAGGTGATTTATGGTCTGCTATATTGTTTTTTAAATAATTCAAACGCGCGCTAGCGCTTAAGTTTTTGTCATAAGCTTGTTTAGCGTCGTATGCTTCATCGCTTTTTTTACTGAATTTTGGATGATTTCCAGAATATTGTCCGTAGTGTCCTTGTCCCATGTTAGTTGTTTTTAGTTATTGTTATTGTTGTTGTTATTTTTTTTTATTTGAATTACAAAAACTTTTTGCAGCTCCAATGCTTCCAAATCCCCATTTTTTTAAAGCCATTGCTTTTTTAGTTGGTTTTCCTTTAGCATCTTTCATTGCTCCTTGCATACCTGCAAATCTACAAGCAAAAGAAACTCTTCTAGAGTTTTTACCCTTAGTAAGTCTTTTACCCAACGTTTTACCTGTTTCTTTAGTGTAAGTAGAACGCATAGACCTGTTCTGTTTTTCGTAAGACTGGTCTGTTATTTTAAAAGGACTTTTAGACACCATATGCTATATCTTAATTATTACTTCTTTTCTTTAAGTTTTACCCACTTAGTTATTGTATAACCAATACTTATAAGTAATAAAAAAACCTTTAATCCAACTTCTACGTGAGTCATACTTATAGCTAACGTAGTTGTATTTAATATCAATATTTTCAAATCTGCCATTTTCATTTTAAAAACGTTAGTAATTACCTTTAGCTATCTGAGTGATTGGCAGTCTTTTGTTCATGCTAACTGCTGATTCAGGAAATTTAGATACTTGCATACCCATAATACCTGAACTAGATCCAGAACCATGTAGTCTACCTTCTTGATTAAGAGGTCCATCCCATATATGAGATTCACCTACTACTCCTACTTTCTTGCCTTTACTTGCTTTTTGAAATGCTTCGTCGTTATGCATAATATTATTTTTTATTTGCTCTTCTAGAGTCGTGATTATATCCTTTATCTTTTAACGATAAATGTTGTTTCATAGTATTAGCATCTTTTACTATACCAGTCTTGCTATACATTTTATGAGGTTTAAATTTCTTAGTTGCCATGATTTTATTTGCTAGCGTGTAACGCTTTTATGTTATTCAAAGCAGCTTTTCTACTGGCAAAACCTTTTCTCCAGATTCCACCCTTCTTATTGTTTAATATA